TAATGTTACAGTTGCAGCACTACCTATTACTACAGTAGTGTACCCAGCAATGGCATCATCAACAAGACTAATAACTCCATCATTGAGAATAGCTCCCCAACTGTTTGGATTTTCTCCATCAGCTTGTTTTGTTAGGCGAAGATTTGTTGTATATGTACTTGCCATTATACTGCCTTTCTTTTAACTTTTTCTTTACACTCTGATTGTAAAATTTGTGTGTTTGCTTCTATTGTTATTTGATTAATAACATTTGCATAGTTCATGCAATTTACTATATTAGGAAATGGTCCTGTTACAGAATGTTCTTTAATAGGTTCACCTGTAGGTAACATTGTTATTATAATTACTGAGATATAATAAAACATTACTCTATCAACTCAGGCCAATCATAGAGTATACCTGACTTTGTAATACTACCATCATCTTCTGTTGTATATGTTAGAAATAGTGCAGCAATAGCATCTGTATTAGCCGCATTAGTTATAGCTGCTTCCATATCTGTTGCTTTACTTCTAATTGCATTACGCCATGTTTGAATATTAGAAGGCACTGCCACAGTTGTATCTATATAACGAACAACCGCCCAATCACTCTGTGAAAGAAGAGATGCTTGTTGTGTCTTAACTTCTTGAATTAGATTAGACTTAACACCAAGAGTAACAACTTGATTTCCATCTTCATCTAAGAGAACATTACCATCCTCATCTACTTCATTGACATCTTCAATAGCTTTAGCAGTAGATGTAATAGTACCATCACTATTTTGTGACCAAGTATATAGTCTACTATCAGGTGGAGTTTCTTCTACTATCTCAACAACACCAGCAGCTACTTTTTCTGAGGCAGACCAGATATGCCAGTTAGCAGGATTCTGAACACCATTGTCAGCAGTCCATGCTCTACCTACTGTAATCGTTCTGCCATTATGTTTCCACATTATTTTCTTCTCCTGTTATCTTGCTGTAGCTGGTGCAACGCCATTACCGCCGAATGGGTTCTCTGCGAATGCCATGTATGTGAAGGTTGCAGCCGAGTTATTTCCCGGATCAGCCCCACGCCACTTAAAGCCATTACTTAATAAGTCTCCAAATTGACCACCGCCAGAGGTGGCTTCTGCACCACTTGTATTTGGATACAAAATTTCCTTGGAAACATTAAAGGGATCACGTTTACTATCTCTGATTTGCCAGCTATCCGCTGCGTCAATATTTTTTACTAGCAAAAAGGAGGGCCGGAATCCGGTGTACACAAAAGTACCATTTGTCGATCCATTTCCTTCGTAACTCCCGATAGAACTATAGCCGGGAATTTCTGCGAAACAGTACATGACATAATTATATGTGTTTCTGTTTACACCTATTGAAGTTCCTAACGAAACAACAGAACTTGTTGGAGCGGTGCTATTCCATACTTCAGGACTTGCTGTGCCTTTTGCGGCGGTAGAGTTGAGTTGTAGAAATTCTGTTGTTGCTAAGGCAGGTGTCCATACATACCAATCGTGCGTATCGTTTCGTGATTTAATTATGACGAAAGATGGGGCAATGCCTAACCCATGTCCAACCGTGGCGTTTGCACCTGTGCCAGTATATGTACTGACACTAAAGCCAGCCGTGGTGTTTGCAGACGTAGCAGTTGTGTTAATGCTGCCATCTTCGTTGCTGCTGCCAGAGCCGTTTGCTTTCCAGCACCATGCGACGTAGGATTGACCAGATTGATTAAAACGTGCATCCCCACTACCTGTTGACAGCAACCTGAAACCATCGCTATTAAAACCAATAATATTTGTTGGAGACTCTGCGTTGGTTAGGTTTGAATAAAGCTCTTTTGTAGCTGATGGGGAATTGCCATCCCCCCGTACAGAATCAACAAGCACATGGTTGCCTCCAGTACCGAGCGTCCTTGCTTTTAACCAGACAAAATCCGACTCAAAGCCAACGCCGGTAATTGTGTTATCTGTTGAAGAATCGCCCGTATAAAGCGTAAGCTGGAAATGCGCTGACCCATCTGTGATCGAGGGTGTGGGAAGGTTGGCGGTGTTTAGTGTAGTGAAGCCGGTGGGCTGATGCGATATACCAGTTGAGCCAAACCTTACTTCCCACTTTTCGGTAGTGGTAGCGCTGTTTAGGCTATACACCGGCATATAAGTATCACCAGCAACTAGCGTCGTTGAAAAAGAGTGTATTTCCGTTCCGTTCTTATAGAACTTTACCGTGCCATCAGTATCAACTGAACAGCCGACAATATCATTTACTGCTACTGCCGAAACCGTAACGCTTTGGTTTGTGGTCTGGTACCAAACTGTGTTGGCATCGGTGACACGCCACATATAATCTGTGTCGCTTCTGTTGCCCTCAAAAACAGCGGAGCTTAATGGATTGATTGATCCTCCAGTTCCGTTAATGCGGGACAGGCCGAAATAAAGGCGAGTGTTTGTCAGGCATTTACCCTCAAAATAAACCTTATCGCCCAACTGTATACCGATTGTGCCAACAGAACCAAACCAGCCGCCTGTGCCACTAGAGGCTTCTAGGTTTCCATCCGCAAAGGTTACACTGCTGTGTTTAAGAAGGGGATTTAACGTGGCGTAATTATCAGTCGGGCTATCCGTTACCTGATCCGCACTGGTCAAGCCGCTGCTGGTGAAATCATTCCCGTTGCCTGAGAAGTCTTCACCCAAGTCACTGGCTGTTTCACCTTTAAGGTAATACCCGTTGCTACCGAAGGTCAGGCTTGATGGATTTGTCGGTATCCAAACTCCATCGTCGTTAGTTTCGCCAAAACTTGCCGGTGTCAGAGCTTGCCCGTCAATGAAAACAAGCTCGGCCATGTAGCCGTCCCAGAACACGCTTCCATTCGGGTTACGCCCTATCTCAACATTGTCTGCGCTGTTGATCAGCCCTTCAGAGTTCTGAGCCATATAGGTTTCTGTGCTGAAAGACGTTATCTGCGAACCGTTTAAATAGAGCTTAGCACGGTTTGACGCTGTTGATTGAGTTGTGTCAACCGAGGCAACTATATGAAACCACGCACCGGGATCACGAAATACTTGATTGGTGATTAAGTTGAGGCTGTTGCCTTGGTCACGAAATCTCAGCTTCTCATCAGATTGTATGTGAATGTCCGAGTTGAGACCGCCCGAATTGACGGCAAGCGCCAGCGTGGTATTTGCGCCTAAAATGTTTCCACGCTTAAACCAGCCGCTAAACGTGTAGGTTTTGCGATTGCCTGCGCTGCCGAATGTTCGATTGAGGTACGCACTATCATTATCATTAAACCGGATCGACTGATCAATCTCGTAGCCACCGCCCTGACCTGCTGCACCCATTAAAAGATTATTACTAAATACCATTCTTATTAAGCCTAACTATAAGCTTGTGTCATTACTGCTTGAATATTTTCAGCAGTGTTATCAGTAGAAATAGATACAACAATATAATCTAATCTATCCATTGCATTATCAGCAGTTGAGAATGTTGGGGCTGCACCACCAATAAAGTTCCAACAGGCATTGTAAGCAAGAGTACCAGAACCACCATCCTGCATAAGGAGAATACTACCAACTTGTCCTACTCTTGCATTGGTAGGTCTTGCCAGTGTATGTGCAGCAGTAACAGAGGTAAAGAAGTTCTGTGCTATACCAAAGTTAAGAGACACAGATGTCACACCATTAATAGCTGTAGTATGTACAGTAGCAGCCCCTGACTGAGTTAGTTGCAGTTGTCCTTCCAGAGAAGTATTACCAGACACTCGTACAGTTCCAAGAAAACCAGAGTTACCTGTAATCGTAGCTGTACCTGTAATGTGTGCAGTACCTTCCAAAGAAGTAGGACCAGATACTCTGACAGTTCCTAAGAAGCCTGAGTTACCTGTAATAGTAGTAGCACCTGTTACTTTAAGTGTACCAACTAACTGAGTATTTCCTGATACACATACATCACTATCAAACTCTGCCTTACCGCCAACAACCAAACCAGCTTCAAGACTTGTTGCACCGCTTACTCGTACTGTGCCTAAGAATCCAGCATTACCTGTGGCAGTAACAGTACTGAGAAGATTAGTTGCACCGCCTACTGATAGTGTAGAAGCAAGTGATACTGCCCCTGCCACAGTAAGTGTGCTGTTAAGATCAACAGCACCCTCCAGTGAAGTTGCTCCTGCAACTCTTAATGTACCACCAAGTACAGTATTGCCAGATACAGATACAGCATCTTTAAATGTTCCTACACCTACTACTGTAACTGTAGATGCAAAGTTTGCCGCCCCACCTACTGATAATGTAGAAGCAAGTGATACTGCTCCTGCCACAGTAAGAGTACTATTAAGATCAACAGCACCCTCCAGTGATGTTGCTCCTGCAACTCTGAGTGTACCACCAAGTACAGTATTACCTGAAACAGAGACATCATCTTGAAACTCAGCTTTACCTGTAGTTATTAGTGTACCACCTACAGAAGTATTACCAGCAATATTTACTGCACCTGATACAGATACAGCAGCTTCAAATACAGCAGCACCAGCCACAGTAACTGTACCACCTACAAATAAGTTACCACCTATTGTAGCATTGTTGACAGATATATTTCCACTAATACCTACATTTGTAAGATTAGAACCATCACCATAATACGCACTGGCACATACTCTTGCATTAGCAGCTTGAATATTTGTACCAGCAATAGTTACTGTACTTGCAAAGTTTGCTGCCCCACCTACACTAAGAGTTGATGCTAATGATACTGCTCCTGCTACTGTTACTGTTCCACCAAGATTAGTATTACCACTTACAGAAACATCGTCCTTAAATGTGCCTATACCAACAACTGTAACTGTAGAAGCAAAGTTTGCTGCTCCACCTACACTAAGAGTTGATGCAAGGCTAACTGCACCAGCAACTGTTACTGTTGAACCAAAGTTTGCTGCTCCACCTACACTAAGAGTTGATGCAAGGCTAACTGCACCAGCAACTGTTACTGTTGAACCAAAGTTAGCTGCTCCACCTACACTTAGACTAGATGCAAGGCTTACTGCTCCACCCACTGTGACTGTACCAAGTAATCTAGTATTACCACTAACTGATACATCATCTTTAAATGTAGCCGCACCAATCACAGTAACTGTTGACTGAAAACTAGCAGCACCTACTATATTAGATGTACCACTTACAGAAAGATTACCACCTACATTAACAAAACCTGATACAGAGATGTTTGTTGCAGTACCGAGTTCAGCTTCTATATTAGTTAGATTTCTACCATCTCCATAATAGAATGCAGCCGTTACATTACCAACTACATTTATATTTCCACTTACTGACACATCAGTAGCAAAATTTGCAATACCTCCTACACAAACAGAAGAAGCAACATCAAGGCGACCACTGACTGATACATCATTATCAAACTCTGTTTTAGAGGTAAAGGTAGCTGCACCAGCCACATTAAATGTACCACCAACTGTTACGTTATTTTTCAGGGCTGCTACATTTTCTACTGTAACTGTAGATTTAAAAGTAGCTGCACCAACCGCAGTTACAGTGCTTTGAAATTGTGCTGCACCAACTACAGTTACCGTGCTTGCAAACTGAGCAGCCCCTGCAACGGACAGACTTGACTGTAGGTGTGCTGCACCAGCAACTGTGGCAGTGCCGCCTACATAAAGATTGCCACCTACTGTAGCATTGCTTACAGAAATATTACCAGCAATCGTAGCAGTTACGCCACTAAGATTTGATCCATCACCATAGAAAGAACTGGCACATACTTTGTCATCTACATGAAGATTTCCATCCAGAGATACAGCACCACCTACACCCAATGCACCAGTAATCTGTACAGCATTAGTAGCTACCTTCAGGGCAGTGTTAGTTCCATCACCTGTCTGAACTGCTTTCAGAGAAGTATTTACACCAGTATTGCTAGTTGAAGAACTAACAAGTATAATCTGTTTATATGTATTTGATATTAGTTGACTTGTTAAATCGCTCATATTAGATTCCAATACTTATCTGTTGATCCCCATGCCGTACTGGCCTGACTCCATGTAAGATTACGCCCACCTGTATCGGGACGAGGATTAAGAATAGCTGGATTATCCCTTACATCAGGCACATGATTTTGAGGATGGTTCTTCAAATCAAACTGTCCTTCAAAGTCTTCTGGGCATACCAGCATCCCATAACTGTTCATTCTCATAGTACGATGTGGATACACAAACCCACATGTATCACACATAGCAAGTGCGTTCTTAGTACTAGCCACTAGATATACCTTAGTCTTGGCACAACACGCATTGAAGCTCTTTCTCTATCTTCCTGCATAGCTCTGGCAAGACACTCTTCATAATTTGCCTTCAGCATTTGTATACGACCAGCATCTACACCAAATCTTTTCATTGACATGTAATAAGATAGTCCAGCAGTAAGACATGGTAAAAATCTTTTAGGAACATCAGCATTCTGATCTGCTGATTTATTTACATCTGTAAGCTCACTGAATACTTCAACTTTTAAAACATCTGTGGAGTTCTCAGGAATAGGCCAGACAGACATGACAGGATTGTCTCTACCTCTTCTGATAGAATACTGAGATGATCTTCCAGTTTGTGTTTTATTAGGAATAAGCAAAAACTCTTCAGGTGTTATACGTTCTAATTTAATATCAGTATTATCTCTGTTAAGAACAACTTCAAGAGCATCTATAGTAGAAGAAGATAGATCATAAGAAGTAGTGCTTGCAGTCACGGTAAAAGATGATACACTTGTAGTCCATAATAGTATACCACGGTTTTGCCAATCTCGCAACATTAAATTTATAGATCGACGTGCAGAAGC